CATGGAATTTAAAAGCACAAAAGATTATTCTCAATATCATACTGTAGAATATCCAGAAGGATCAGGAAAACAATATATCTTTGATCCTTATAATTTTGGATATGGAGCTTGGGCAGTATTGACTCCCCAAGGAAAACCTGGAAAATATTTAGAGAAATCTTTACAAACAGAATTAAATGAATTTTTCTTTAGTAGAGAAGAACTTCCAAGTTTATATGAGAGATTCACTTCGGCGAGTAAAGAAGAGAGAGAAAGGTTAAAAGATATTTCTATTGGGTGGTTACAATTAAAAATAAAAGCAACACAAGCAAACAACCTACTACCTAGAAATACAAAAGAAAGAACTAAACAATTTGTTCCTGGGGGAATGTATTTTTTTGTGTATGATGCCAAACACAAAAATACCTTACCAGTATGGGATAAGTTTCCATTGGTAATTGTTTTGGATAAAACTATTGATGGTTTCTTGGGATTAAACCTTCATTATTTAAAAGGACTTAATAGAGTAATATTTCTATCACATTTGTTAAGTGATTTATCTGTATATAATAGGGCATCCGATATTTTAAGACTTCAAATAACATATGACACATTAAAATATACTACCCAATATAAGGATTATAAAGTGTGTATAAAAAAATATTTAACGAACCATTTAAGATCAAAAGTCTTGCCGATTGAATCTCATGAATGGAATTATGCTGCAATATTGCCAATAGAAAAATTTCAATATAAAAAATAATAACCATGTCAAACATATCAACTTTTGTCTCTTCATTTAATAATACAGAACTATCAAGAGCATACAACTTTACTGTTGATATTGGAGTTCCTGGGGGACTATTAAATCTCATTAACAATTTTATAAGTTCAGATCCAACTTCTGCTGAACTAAAAGCTGCTTGGACTGGGGTTGGTTTAGGAAGTACGTTATCTTTGAGATGTGATTCCGCAGAGTTGCCTGGAAGAACATTCGCTATTGTTGAACAAAAAACTTATGGTCCTGTTAATAAATTTCCAGTACAAAACGCATATGATCAAATAACACTTTCATTCTTATGCTCTGATGATATGAGAGAAAAGGTATTTTTTGATGCTTGGTTAAGTTTTATTTCCGCAAATTACTATTCCGCAATTCCTGGTATAGGAGGAGAATCATTTGGAAGACTTGCGTTTGACTTTGAATATAAAGATAATTATGCGACAAATATAACAGTAACTCAAAAAACATTAGATGGTAGAGATGCTTACAAATCCATTCTAAAAGAAGCATTCCCAATTAGTGTAAATGCCATGCCACTATCTTGGGAAGCACAAAATACAATTAATAAACTTTCAGTGACATTTGCGTTTCGTTATTTTACTGATAATATGTTTAAAAATATAACATTACAAGCGCCTTTTATATAAAATTTTGAAATAACCATTGAGGAAAATTGAATGAATTTACCATTGATACAAACTCCAGTATATGAAGTTTTTCTTCCAATATTGAAAGAGAAGATTAGATTTAGACCATTTCTTGTTAAAGAGCAAAAAATTCTAATGATTGCTATTCAATCTGAAGAAAAAGATTTTGTCAATGAAAATATGAAACAGATTATAAAAAACTGTTGTATATCAGAAATTGAAATTGATGAATTATCTTCATTAGATCTTGAATTTTTCTTCTTACATTTGAGAGCAAGATCAATTGGAGAAGTTGTTGAAGCAAAATATAGATGTGAAAATAAGATATCAGATGGAGAAAGTTGTAAAAATTTAATGCCAGTAAATATTAATTTATTAGATATTGATGTTAATCTAAAGGATTATAATGATACTATAAAGATAAATGATCAAGTTGGAATTAAATTCAAATATCCAAATTTCAAAACTATTGAGAAGTTAAGTGGTGATAATAACATCATTGATAAAACTTTTGATGCTATTATTGATTGTATAGATTATATTTTTGATGATAATAATTTCTATTATCCAAAAGAAGCGACCCATCAGGAAATGATAGATTTTATTGAATCCCTTAGTGTTGAACAATTTAAACTTATAGAAAATTATTTTGCAAAACTTCCAAAAGTTTCTCAAGAGTTGAAAGTAACTTGCTCAAAGTGTGGACACAAGCACTCCATAATATTAGAGGGCATTCAAAATTTTTTAGACTAACCCTTGGTAATGATAATCTTGGTAATTACTATAAGATCAATTTTGTTTTAATGCAACATCACAAATATAGTTTAACAGAGATTGAGACTATGTTACCTTGGGAAAGAGACATTTATATTTCGCAGTTAGAAAAATATATTCAAGACGAAAATGATAGAATTAATAATCATTAAAATAGGATACTAAAATGGCAGATTCGGGAATTGCTAAAATAGCAGATACATTAAGAAACCAGAATTCTGGTGGGTTTCGTATGGCTCAACCAACACAACCTCCAGTACAAAATATTACTGTTGTTCAGCAAGGGTCCCAATCTGTCCAAACAGGAACTACCGATGGAGATAAACAAATTGTCAGAGCATTAACTGACATATATTCTATCCTACAAACACAATTAAGTTTTGAAAGACAAGCACATCAAGATGATAAATTAAAACAATCATTGGTGCCAAAAGAATTCCAAACAGATTCTTCGGCAATAAGAGAATATCAAATATTTGCTAGTATTGACGAAAACATTAAAAAATTATTAGATAAGAATTTTCGTGGAGAATCATCAGGACTTGGAGATATTGCTGGAACTGCCGCAGGAATTATGGGATTAGGAAAAGCACTAAAATCAATTATTCCTATTTTGGGAACGTTTGGATCAATTCTAGCTGGATATTCTGGAGTTTCTGGGGGACTTGCTGGAAGTGTTACTGCTGGAGCTCTCACGGGAGGAATTCCTGGAGCAATTGCTGGTGGATTGGGTTGGGCTGGGGGAAGAATAGCAGGAAGAGAAAAAGATTCAGATCCAAGACTTGGAAAATGGGATGATGTCGGAAAACCAGGATCAAAAATAAGAACTTCTGTTGATGAAGGAACAAAGGCACTCTTAGACAGAATAACACAAGGAGAAGGAACCTCTGATGAAAGGGCGAAAAAAAGTGGATTTGAGTCTGGATATGATGTTCCTTATGGTTTTGGTAAATATGGCAAACCAGAAAAACCACTATCTGAAATGACAGTTGGTGAAGTTAAAGAATTTCAAAAAAAACAAATTGCTGCGACTAGAGGAAAAATTCCAGGGACAAATCAAGGAACTGGGGCTGTTGGAAAATATCAAGTTGTTCAGGGAACTCTTGCGGCACAACAAAAGGAGTTGGGATTTTCTGATGAAGATAAATTTACTCCAGAATTACAAGACAAAATAGGAAGAAGTTTGCTTGAAGGTAGAGGATACTCTAAGTTTAGATCTGGGAAAATGTCAGAAAAGGATTTCCAAACAAGTTTATCCAAAGAGTGGGCATCTATTGCTGATCCAAATACTGGAAAATCTAGATTTGGACAATCAACCGGAACATCTTCCGAACAAATTTCAAAAGCAATGGCATTTTCAAAAGAACATAGAGAAGAACAACCAAAAGAAGAACAACCAAAAGAAGGAGAATCTACAACAAGGTTAGTAGAAAATCAAGATTCGGAACCTTCAACTTGGAGTAAAATTAAATCTTGGGCAACAAAACCTTTATGGGGTGAAGATTCGGAAGAACCATCAAAAATGGCAACAAAAGAATCTCAAGTTCCAGAAGGTGGAAAATATCAGGAAGAAGAATCCGAAATGGAAGAATCGGATGAACCAATTCTGACTGAACAAGGACAAAAACAAACAAAAGAATCTTCCGAATCTTCTGATGGAGGATATACCGATTATTTCCAACAAATGGTTTCATTGTTATCTACAATAGCAGAAAAAGTTGGAGGAGATAAAAAGAAAAAAGAAGATGGAGAAGAAGAGGATGAGGAAGAAGAAACTTCTGAAACTGCTCAAAGAGAAGATCAAACTCAAGAAGAATCTCAATTAACAGCAAAAAAAGAATCTTCCGCACCACAACAACAAGCATCTCCAAATTTAGTTAATTTGGGAGTAACTCCAATGACCCAACAATCAATGAACCCTATGGGAGCATTACAAGGAGTTTTGTCTACCGCTCAACAAGGTATGATGATGGGACAAATGTTTGGTGGTATGGGAAGAGGAGGTATGGGTGGAATTGGCGGGGCAATGTCTGGTATTGGAATGGCAGGATCTGCAATTGGATCTGCCGGATCAATATTAGGAGCATTAGGACAAACATCTCCAATGTTATCTGGTGCTGGTAATAATATGGGAAGTATTATGGGAACTCTTGGTAGTGCTTCTGGCATTATGTCTGGAATCCAAGGTATTCAGAATATGGGAAGAGGGGGTATGGGTGGAGGAATGGGAGTTGCTCAAGGTGCGTTGGGTATGGGACAATCGGTTCTTGGTTCTGTTCAAGGATTAGGACAAGGAATCGGAAATGCTTTTGGGGGATTGTTTGGACCAACACAAAGTAAAGTTGGTACAATTGTTGATGGAAAACCTGTCTATGGGGAAAATCAAATCAACAAATCAATGTCAACCAAACCTGGAGAAGAGGTTTCTCCAAATAAAAATAAAGTTGGACAAAGTTTGAATGTTAATGATCAAACAAAACAGATATCTGAGTTTGATCGTAAAATGAATGATCCAAATCAACCAATTGATACTAGAAGCGATCAACAAAGAATTACTGATGGTATTGATTCTGTATCAAAAGCAGAACAAGAGATAAAAGCAAATCAGAATAAAGTTGGACAAAGTTTAACATCCGAAGGAATTGATGCTGTATCAAAAGCAGAACAAGAGATAAAAGCAAATCAGAATAAAGTTGGACAAAGTTTACCATCTAGTCCAAATGTTAGTTCTTTAGGTGCCGGATCTGATTCAGCAGCAATCAACGCAAAGTATTCAATGTTTCAAGAAACTCCAAGTACTGGAGCAAAACTTGAAGGATTGACAACTACGGTTGCTTCAGCAAAAGAAGAAAGAATGGTTCCACAAGAATCCCAACCAACTATTATTAATAATGGGGGAGGAGGACAATCTCAACCAGCAGCGGGTGGTACTGGAACTCCATCACCAGACGGTGTTATGGGTATTGATATTGGAGTCAGAACAGACGAACCAACATTACTCAGGGCACAGTACGGTTCAATTAGAACAGTATAAAAAAGGGGGCAATTGCCCCCTTTTATCTAAAATGAATATTTAATTATTCATCTTCTAGAAGTTTGGAGAAATAATCCAAATCATCATCTTTTTCATCAGAAGATCCTCCGAATGCGGATTCAATTTCATTTTCCTTATTTTCAATCTTCTGTGCCTTTACAGCATCCATAGTGTTTGAACGGGAAATGTTGGCAGAAGTTACTCCAAGAACCTTATCCAACTTAGTCTTCAATTCATCATAAGACTTGAAGTTCTTTTGATCAATAACATCCTTCAAAGAATGTTCTGACTTCCAAACAGTTTCCAATT